ATTTATTGTACTTTTATTTATTGTACTTTTATTTGTACTCGAATTGTACACTAAAATTTTCACTAGTCAACTTATTTTAATGAAAAAAAGCGAATACATTTTATATTTGGATATGGATGGCGTCCTCGTTGATCTTCGAGGGGGTTATGAAGCATTAGGACGTAAAGTTGACGCATTGGGCGTTAATCACGATGCCAGAAAAGATGCCATATGGCAAGCGTATTTGGATGATGGTTCTCAATTCTGGGCTGAATTGGGATGGGAATGTGGTGGGCAAGCCGTGTGGGACACTGCGAGGGATTTATTCGAACGGGTATATATCTTATCTTCGACAGGAGTGAGGAATGATCCAACAGGGAGGGGTAAGATTGTAGATGAAGGTAAAAGAATGTGGGTGAAAAAAAATCTTAAAGGGATGCCCGATGAAAACGTTTTTATAGTTCGTGGCAAAGAATTCAAGAAAGCGTACGCAAATAAAATGAGTATTTTGGTAGATGATGCCGCCGTGACCATTGAACAATGGAATAATAGTGGTGGATTTGGAATTTTGCATGATTCTGCACACTATAAAAACACACTGGAGACTCTTATAGAAATTGCCGCTCCGACGAGTCTTATGGAAATAATGAAATCAATCTGATATTTATTGGTATGGACAAAATTATTACAAATCTTATTAAAGAGTCAGTCGATCAATTTTTTAAAAACGCTCCCGAAAAAAAGATTACTCGTGGAGTTCGAGAGATTTATTACGACATGTGTCCTCATTGCAAAACGGAGATATATGAAAAACACGAGTATACCGAAGATGGAGGATTGACGTGGAGACATAGCGATTGCCACGGTCTTATTTCTCGTGAAGAAACTCCAGTAGAAGAAATCTTTACTTGGATGACTCCATGTTTGGACGATGCAAAGAAATTGCGGGATGCTGCACGAGAAGCATTAAGTCTTCCTGCAAGTGGAGAAAAGAAATACAACAAACAGTCGCAAGGCGGAACTTTCAGTACATCCAATTCATCCACCATTGGTAATGTTTAACAACTCATAAAATATCATGTCATCTTTTAGAATATACAACGAAACTCTTTGTCCCGATTTATGGGATGAATATAAACATTTAGATTCGCAAATACGAGTGAATCTTTTAAGAATGGCATACGATTTTTATGAAAAGACCAAACTCCCCGCTCCATTGGTAGATGTCTATCTTATGGGTTCAATTGCAAATTATAATTGGACCCCCGATAGTGATGTTGATGTGCATTTGATGATAGATTATAATAAGCTTCAGATGCCTGCTGAAACGGCATTCAAGACTGTAAAAACTGCGGGCGCACAGTGGAATGCTGAACATAACGTGATTGTAAAGGGGCACAAAGTAGAAATGAATTTTCAAAATGTGGGCGAGGTTAAACCACACGTCACGGGAATTTATTCCTTGCTTAAAGATTCGTGGATAAGACAACCACAACAAATGAATGTACAGATAGATAGATCAGTTGTACAAACTCAATATAATGCGATGAAGGCTTATATAGAGGCTGTGTTGAATAGTACAGATCGGGAAGTAATCAAAGCCGCCAAGAATTATATAGACGCTTATCGCCAATATGGACTTGATCACGCAGGTGAATTAAGTTATGAGAATATTGTCTTTAAAATTTTAAGATCCAAAGGATTAATTTCAAAACTCAGAGACGCAATCACGTGTGCATATGATAAAGAAATGTCACTTCGGGAAATAACCAGGAAAGACATAAAGGCCCGTCATCCATCCCCATCTGCAATAAAAAAAGGAACTCCTGATTTGACATTAATGACGATGGACAATTTGAAAGCAATGATGGATAAAGCAGCACGGCTTCTTAAAATACACGGTAAAAATTTAAGATCGGGCGATCTTGTACAAAATATTTTAGCTGATTATAAAAGGTATCGGGATGAACTGAACAAGCGTTTTCAATATGTTAATGCGCCGATGATCAATGAAGGTGGCGGATACGACGACGCCACTGAAGATTTTTTCAGAAGGCGAGACGAGCAACTATTGGATCTGGCACATTCATTGAAACAGAGCGAGGGGAGGGGGAGAGTTAGATGGAATACCGTCTCGGCGTCCTTATTAAAAAGGGTATGGTTTCAATTTGGTAAGTATGGCAGAATAAATGAGAATCACTTAGATAAAATCGCAGACCAAATTCTTACAAATATCGCAAGGCTGGATGCATCCACAGGTATGATGGGACACACTCAGATCGATGTTAGGCAAGAATTGTCGGATAGCGGGATTGAATTTACCGATAAAGAGTGGAATGAATGGATGGGCGATTATTTTACTAATGCGGAGGGGTCGTGGCTGCTTAGTGACTTCGGATTGAATCCTTTACATAAAATATACGTCCTAATATTTAATGCCGACACCCCGGAGGAAAAATTGTATGCGTGCGATAAAGCATTAAATGTAGTTCATCAGCGAAATGACTTGGCATCTCTATTTGTAGAAGGAGGATCTGCGACGTTGAATGCTATTGCTTCACAGGGAGGATATAGCGGAGGATATGAGTATGGAAGTGTAAATCGTGAATTTCGCAACGAAGGATACGGTGCGGGAGACCCCACGACGGACCCCATCGCAACCGGAAGATGGCGGGTGAAATTTGGCGGACGAAAAACTCCTTCAATGGAGGAAGATATTAGTATGCACGATCCGTCCATGCGTCCATCGCCTTTAAAAAAACAACCATCTAAAAGAATATCGTTTGCTCCAAAACCGTCCGATAATATTGTACCGCATGAGTTGAAAGTATTCGTGGAAGCTGTTAAACGAATACTGGATAAGAAAGCAAAAAGTGTTAAATTCTTCACAATGGATTATATGAAGGAATTGATCGCAGATATGATTGCATCCGAATTCTCGTCGCCGCCAACATCCGGCGCATCTTATGAAAAATTTATAAATTCGATGATCTTATATCTTGCACACGATTATGATATTCGTCACAATGGACGTAGGATCGTGGCGGAAACTAAATAGTTAAACCCCAATATGAAATATCGTGATTTTTATTTTTATCTAACAGAACGATATGGTGGGGCCGCTAAAGAGCGGGGCATTTGGTATCACGGGACATCTATGAAAAGAGTTCCCGCCATTATGTCCCGAGGATTAGATCCTAATATATCACCAAAAAATAAATCGTGGGGCAGTGATCCCCAAGTAGATATAACCAATCTGGATAAATCCAGTTACGGTGGAGTGTATGTCACTCAGAATTTAATGACGGCGACGGGAGCAGCTTCCAGAACTGCTCGGATAGATAAAACCAATAAAGCTATTATTATTTTATCTCTTCAGCCCAGGAGTATGATTGCAGACGAGGATGAGGTTGCGAGTAGAATAATGGCCTTAAATACGGAAATGGATGGAAGTATATATCATTCTATCTATCCGTATATGTGGGAAATGTACGGCGCTCCCAATTATCACGAGGAGTACGCAAGCAAAACTAAAGATAAATGGGTAGAGGATGCAATAAAAATGTTGTTTTTCGATTTAAAAATCGATGATCCGAGATTTAAAAAAGCGATTTATAAATTGCTATATGATGAGGGGTATAAGGCAATGTTAATTCGCACTGTTAGCTATTTAAAGGGGGCAGATTATAGCACTCATTGGCAATGGAGAAAAGCATATGCGGATGTTCATAGGATGAAAGACTACGGCGAAGATTATGATATTCCCAATCCGCCATCATCAGTAGAAGGTGAGCGTATTTTTAGAGCATTTGTAGATAAGATTACCCGTACCATGAAGCATAAGGCTCGTCATTCATACACGACAAGTTTTGCTAAGACTGCGAGATCGATGGACTCGATAACATTCCACGGCAGCAATAAAATTATAGCGGTTGTGGAAATAAAAAGAGATGCTGTCGTCGGATATCAGGAGCACGTCAAAATACTCTACGGAGAATTGCCCGACGATTTTAAAACACAATGGCAGGAGTGCCTCGGCGAATTGCGTATTGTACCATAATATTAATTTCTACGAATATAAAACAATAACCCCGATTACGAGTGTTTAATATCATACGTGTGGAATACCCACTTCGAACAGCCACAATCCCAAATTCGATCGAATCCATTATTTTTCATATTTTCCCACTCTGTCAAATTCGGATCAAATTGTGAAAGTTTCTTCACAAGTAAATGTTTCTGAAATTGCATTCTATTGATTACACTCTTATAGTCGGGAGTTATATAATGATATGACGGCACGGTATTTCCCACGAATGAAAATCCTAGCGTGTGATATAAATCACCCGAAAAATATCTACGATCACAGTAAGATACAATAGAAGCAGGCTTGAGTGTTTTTAAGAAATGCGAAAATAATCTACTGGCCCCACCAATGACGATGTGGTTTTGTAAGTTACAAAACCTAGAAAGTTCCCATTCTACGTTTTTATCGAACCTGGAAGTTTTTCTAAATGTCATCAATGAGACGAGGAGTTTGTCGTGATATAGTCCTAGCTTGATAGTGGACTTGTCTTCTCGCTGTAGATGATTCTCGTTTAAAAATTGATTTTTTTCATCTGTAGCAACTTCTTTTATTTCGCATATTCTGGCAGGAATTGTATTTTGGGTTTGAACCTTGAGAATCGTCCGAACAACCGACTTCACCAAGTCAGATTGATCTCGCCATTCGTTTTCGAAAATATGGATTAGCCGAACTCCGTGCGCCAAGCATCCCTTGGTTTTATTCAGATGATAGTTTTTTAATATACCCGTTCCGTTTTCACTGTGCCAATACAATCCGTTCAATTCGAATGCGATTTTCTTTTCGGGCAAATAAAAATCTAATTCTTTTCCATACAGAATACTGCGATCTCGTCTATTGATCGTTGTTCCGGGTATTGCAGAATGCAAAAAATCAAAAAACATATTTTCTAATGTTTGTTTTTTGTTCGGATTACACTGTTCGCAGAAGATAGTCTCTAGGCTATATATTGTACTATCAAAAACATGCCCGCATTTTTTACACGAAAATTTGTAAATGAACGACCAATGATATCCCTTATAATCGGCTTCAGGACACTTTAATTCGAGATTGTTGGTTTGACAAAAATCGATTAAAAATCGATAGTGCGTTTTCGTTTTTGTGTGCGTGATTGAATCTCTAACAACTTTCGCCTTTGTTGCCACGGGCACTCCGTAACGATCTAAACAAGTTTGTTTTATTTTTTCTATGTTGTTATAATGTTCAAGTCCGTGCTTTTCGAGATTGTTCTTTTTGACGGTGTCATACCACCCATCCTTCTGGGATATCCAATCGACTCCATATTTTTCTTTTACAGATTGTCTTAAATTCTCTTTCGTTTTTTCCGTTTTCATTGGGTGCATCCCATATTTTTTGGAAAAGGTTTCTATCTGAGACGCTTTCATTTTTTCTATAACAGCAGAGTCATGATTGGCGCAGGATTTAGAACAGAAAGTTCTTCTGTTTCGCAAATAAAACGAGATAGTAAAGGTTTTTTGACATGTCGGACACACTTTATCAACGGTATTTGGATTTAATTTAGGTCTTGCCATAATTTATGTTCGGATTCTATGTTGATAAGTATTATACAAACATAAGAGGTTGGCAACTATTTTTTATCGATTTCGGTATTTATTATATGACTATACTTTTACACCTAATGTGTAGACATAGATTACAATCAGAATATAAACATAGTAAAATATAAGGATTTAAAATGGCTGACTTACTAACTAACAACGAATCATTCTATACAATTTGGGAGCCAAAAACGAAGAACAGGTTCTTAATGTATATAGATGGCATTCCGACTTATCTTATTCGCAAGACTGATAGGCCGAAATGGACACAGGAGCGTAAAACTATTGATTATATCAATTTACAATGGTTTTATAAAGGAAAGACAGTATGGGATCAAATCTCAATTGAGCTATATGATCCAGTTGTACCGTCGGCTGCGCAGACAGTATTTGAGTGGTTCCGCTTATCACACGAATCTGTAACGGGTCGTGATGGATATCAGGATTTTTATAAAAAAGAAGTCACCATAAATGTACTCGGACCTGTCGGCGATAAAGTGGAAGAGTGGACTCTCAAAGGCGCTTTCCCAACTTCATTCGACGGCGGAGAATTAAATTGGACCGATTCGGGTGAACCGGTTACTATCACGATGCAGCTTAGCTATGATTATGCGATCTTACAATTTTGATATTTATATATGATTATGCCTTTTCGACGAATTGCATAATCATGGCGTAATCACGAATAAATTTTATAGAATACGGCGAATTAATATCAACCCGGCTATAGCCGGGTTTTTTATTATGTGTTGACAATTATAAGTTCTTGTAGTATATGTATGACTGTGTAACTATAGGTGATGTCTATGAAGAACTTGAAATATTGGGTTGAGAAGCCATGTAAGAAGTGCGGCAAAACTTTCTGGTCGCTGATTAAACGGTGTGGACAATATTGTTCAAATACATGTTCGACTCAATCTACGGCAAATGATACAGATAGATTGAAGCAAATCCGAAAAACTAAATTAGAACGATATGGATCGGAAACGTATGTCAATTCGGAAAAGGCAAAGCAGACGTGTCTTAAGAAATATGGGGTTGACAATGCCAATAAGTCGGCAGACGTTGTTGGGCGAATCAAGCAAAGTAATTTTAAAAAATACGGGGTTGAGTGGACATGGCAGGCAAACGATGTGAAAAAGAAAATAGCAGACACCATCAAAGAAAAATATGGGGTAGCGAATATTTCTCAATTGGATATGGTTAAAAATAAAAAGAAAGCGTCGTCTATTTTAAAGTTTAATGTTGATAACCCGAGCAAATCTCCCGATATAGTTGAAAAAATTAAATCCACAAATATTGAAAAATATGGCGATGTGTGTCCATTAAAAAATGATAAAATTAAAAATAAAGCATACGAGTCGTCTCGGAAAACATATTATAGGAAGATAAAGAATAGGCTGGGTAATATGGTTGAACTGCTATTTGATGAGACCTTATATCTTAGTACTGACAAAAAATATAAATATAAATTTAGATGCCATCAATGTAAGCAGGAATTTGAGGACCATATGGATGGGGGTAGGATTCCCAGATGCATGATATGTTATCCATATTTAAACGGCGTTTCTGCGGGCGAGAAATATGTCATGGATTATATAAAGACGATAATGCCGTCGGAAAGTATCAGGGATAAATGTTGGGACTTGCTCGGAAATAAGGAGGTTGATATTTATATTCCATCAAAAAATATTGCGATAGAATATAATGGGTTATATTGGCATTCGGAACTTGGGGGGAGAAAGAATAGACTGTATCATTATAATAAATATGCCGAATGTAAGCGAGCCGGAGTTAGGTTAATTCAGATATTTGAAGATGAGTGGTTAAATAAAAATGATATTGTGAAGCACAGATTGTCGGGAATTCTGGGGGAGCCATCGGAGACTATTTATGCCAGAAGGTGTGATATTAAAGAAATAGACTCATCCGTTTCTACCGCTTTCATCGATAAATATCACATTCAAGGAAACATTCCCGCATCACACAGGATTGGGCTATTTTATAAAAACGAGTTAGTGGCAGTGATGACATTTTCTTCTCTTCGGATAGTATGTGGGGGAAAAGCGGGAGATGGACAGTATGAATTATTGCGAATGGTGTCATCAAAACCCGTGGTTGGAGGCGCATCCAGAATGCTATCGTTTTTTATAAAACAATATGCGCCAAAAGTTATTACCAGCTATTCTGATTTGAGATGGAACACGGGCGATGTATACGAGAAGATTGGCATGACTAAAGTATCAACGACTCCGCCGAATTATTGGTATTTTATCCCCGGATACGCTATTAGATACCATAGATTTTCATTTAGGAAAAATATACTGCCCGAGAAATTGTCAAAGTTTGATCCAGAATTGACCGAATGGGAGAATATGCAGATAAATGGATATGACAGAATATGGGATTGTGGGAACAATAAGTATGAGTGGCGAGGCTGATAACCTAAAATCGGCATATTCTAAATGTCATAATAAACGACATCCATCATTAAACTTCTGATATTTATTTTATATGATCAAATTGAAGCGTCTTATTGAAAATAAAGGCAAAGTTCCCGTGTTATATCATTTGACGAGATATGATTTGTTGCCTGTTATAAAAGATCAAGGTCTTAGACCTACTACGAAGCCGTGGGTTTATTTGACTGATGTTGAAGCTGTGGCGGCTAATTATTGCAATCTTTATGATAAGGGGACGGAAGTTGTATTATTGAAAATTAATCCGAAATATTTAGATATAACAAAATTTGGACCGGACGATGATGATTTATCTGATATTTTAAATCAGAGAAGAAGTTATAAACGATGGTATGAGATTTCTTGGAATCAAAGTTTAAAGTTGACACATCAGATGACATATGAAGGTGTCATTCCGCC